GAAAAGACCACGGTCTGACACTTGTAGATCCAAGTAAACATATACATATTAAGTGGGTAATCCACTTTATTAGGTATAGTGAACCACCCTTTAGACAATGCATTATCAAGGGCATTTCCTATCAGACTCTTGTCTAGGAATGCATCAACAAAAGCTCCCATTGGAAAGGGAGAAACATCAATACCATTAAGGTAGAAACGTTTTGCAAACTCAAGGAAATGTTTCGAAATAAAAGTTTTATTAATAGCAACCTCTACTCCAAGATCCTTCATAATTCATATATACTTTCTAAAGGTGATTTCTTCATAAATTAGAGCATCATCTCCCAACACTGCATATTTAATAGATCTTCTACCCGCTAACTTGTGGGCATATAAAATAATAAGATGATGCGTAAGTGCCATAATAGGCCAAGATGAGTAAGCACCCATGGGTTGACCTACTCCGTATGTAAAACCACCAGTTCAATTGTTACACTGACGACCAATTTCTTGGTAACGCCTGAGTTCATCTACACTTAGTGATTCACCTCGTTGCATCTTAACTTCTATATTCTTTAGATCAATTGAGGATTGTTCATCATCACAGCTATAACAAAGATCATCATAGTCAGGTAACGAAATTGAGTTAGAAGCAAAAGGAAAGCCGACCATTAAATCTTTTCAAGCATCAGCTTTAACTTGGTCCTTAAACAATAAACCCATTATGTAATGTTGTACGATCATAGGTAATCTATCAGTTGCACTCTTTAAATCAACAGAAGCACAACGAGCCCTAAGAGCAGTAGGAATCTGGAAATACTGGATTGCCTTATGCCGAAAGGAGTCTTGAGAATAAGTAAAATCCTCATTAATAGAACGGAGTATCTTACCTAATGCATCGTGTATCCCTTTAAGAATACATTGGGAATAATAATCAAACAAAGCAATAACCCTCGTCTTCCCTTCCTTATCAGGTATAGCTTCTAGCCTGCGCTTTCAGCGTAAATCTTTACGGTAAGAAGATTGGGATTGGGGTAAATTACTCAGATAGGTGCTAGACGGACCTGACCTTCCTCATAACTTCATCCAATTGATCATCGCATCACAATCAAATCCAAAGACTTTTCAAATCCTTTTCATTGACTCAGGAGTACGATCTAGACCCATATCAGCGTAAAGCAGATTATGACCATAGGGACCATTCCGATTACACATAATAGGTTCAGGATCAGGGAGTTCCCCAATTGACCAACCTCTACTAATGATTGTATCACTAATAAAAGACTTAAAATCGTCAGTGAAAACAGGTTTTCCAGGGTCCAAGATAGGATCCATATCTGGTTTAATATCAGGGTAAGGATCTGGTATATGCCTAAATATAAATAAAAGAGACATACATAATTTAACACAAG